AAGTAGAGAATTTGAAACAGAATTCATTTCTTGCTTCAGGAAGGGATGAAGAGGATTTGAAACAAAATCCATATCCCACGTTACCGCGTCACCAATCATCAAAGGAAAAAGAAGATATTGAAGATAACATGACAGGACAACAAATTGAAGGTATTACAAAATTTTCTGAAGCTGCTGAAATTATTGAAATTGCACCACCAACAACGCCAGGTGGTGTTATGTTAACTGCATATCGTGAACCAACTCTCAAAAGTTTTATTGAGAGACCATATCAAGTTGCTTCTTTTGAGTGGACGTCTACCAATACCGGTTTAATAAAAGTTCTTGATTTTCCTCATTTACTATTCAAAATTCCGTCATTGTTTAATAAATTAGTTAATTTTGCTTATTTTCGTGCTGATATTGAAGTTGAATTTCGTGTGAATGCTACATCTTTTCATTATGGTAAAATCATGGTTTGTCATCGAATGTATCCGTATAATGCTTGTATGCCGTACAATAATTCTACTGCTGTTGATAATGAATATGCAAATATTTTTTCCATGTCTTCACTCAATCACGTTTTTATTTCTCCTACTTCTTCTGAGACAACTAAGATTACTCTTCCTTTTTGTTTACCACAAGGTTTGTATGATTTAATTAATTGGAATCAATCTGATGGTGCTTTTAAAAAATACACTTGTTCGAATGCTCTGTATGTGTGTGTTGCTGCTCCTTTACGTGCTAGTTCTGCTACTGTACCTGATGTAGAAGTTGCTGTTTTTGCTCGTTTCAAGAATGTTATTTTGGATGGTTTTTGTGATGCTGAAATTGTGTACCGTGTGCCTGATACTACTGATCGAATTACATTTACGGGAATAAATGACTTTGATGGTTACACTAATATGGGGGGGGGACATTGGCGAAAGAAGGCTCCCACGCTAGATCTACCTCGTGTACAAGCATCTGAAGCTGATGCGAAAATTAAAGCTGGGACCGTTAACGCGGGTTCTCCTAGTTTAGGTTTTGCTGATGTGGTTAAAGGTGTTTCCACTGTGATTGATTTGGTTGGAAAGCTAGGTATAGCTGATTACCCTCCTAGTACTGGTGTGATTGACCGGAATACGTTGAAATACGATAACTATACACATACCCGAGGAGTTGATAATACGACTGTTTTGGCGATGACGCCAGACTGTCATGTCGACCAAGGATATAAGTGGATGGGCGGGACCCCCGAGGAGACGGAACTAGCGAATATAGCAAGTAGGTATGCGTTGTTGTTTCAAGGAACGATAACATCTGCCGATACTGCTGGAACTCGCTATTGCTGTTTCCCCGTTAACCCTGTCTGTCGACCGTATAGGATAAGAGTTTCAACTAATTATCCGAAAATC